TGGGAACTGGAGCTGGTAGTACAGTGGTAAACAAAGTAGAAGTAACTGCTACAGAAATGCATGATTTATTAGATGGATATAAAAGTGGTGGTAGTGATTACACTACAGGAGGACAAGGCTCTATGTCTGTTATAGCATATTTTAGAAATGATGTTAATGCTGACAGTGATTCTAATATTAAACCTCAGTCAGGAAAAAGATACGGATTATGGGCATCAAAAGTATATAGTAATTATGATAGTGATACTAATAAATCAGAATCTGTTGCTGTGTATATAGGAGATGTATATCAACATGTTTCTGTAGATGATGTAAAACAAAAATTATATTTTGGATTAACAGGTCGTATGGGAGATAAAAGCTCTAGATATTCTGGGTTCAAAATATATTATGCATTAATGGATGGATTTGTAGAAGGTTCTAGTGTAGATACTTCAACTAATATAGGTATTAAATATTTATTAGCAGAAGTAGACTTTGAAAAAGGGTTAAGATATGCAGGCAGTAAAACATATCAGATGTTACAACCTTATACATTAGGTGGCGACAAACAATGGGCTTGGCCTAATAATAGTTGGGCAAGCACAGATAGGTTTATAGGTGACGGATTAACAGATTTATCTATACAAGAGCCTTATTTAATAGAAGGTCCTTCTGTTATAGGTGAAGCTAATACAGGATTTAAAACATCTACTATATTAAATAGAAGAATTTACGCAGGTAATGTCCAATACTATGATAAAAAACATAACTTAGTTACTAAGTCAGATAGAGTATTAAAGTCATTACCAAATAAATTTGATTACTTTCCAGAAGAAAGTTTTATAGATGTAGAAGTAGAAGATGGTGATACAATAATTAAATTAGAATCATTAGGTAATAAACTATTACAGTTTAAAAGAAATAAATTGTTTATTATAAATGTATCTAGAGATATAGAATTTTTAGAAGCTGAATACGAACATAAAGGTTGTGAGAAAGACTACCATGTAGTTAAGGGGGAAGGTTTTGTTGCTTGGTTCAATACATATGGTGCTTATGTTTACAATGGTCAACAAGTTATTGATATCAATTTAGCACAAAATGCACAACCAAAATTAGCTAACTGGTCAACAACGCACTATCATGATAATAATGTTATAGGCTATTTACCTAAAAGCAAAGAGTTAATTATAGTTAATAAGAATCAAAATATATTATTTTATGATATGAAATCAGAATCATGGAGACAATCTAATGTATTTGGTAATAGAGATATTACAAACTTAGTAAACTTCAATAATGGTGATTTATATTGGTGGCAATCAATAGCAGGATTAATGGGTAATCCAGATACTATAGATTTAGTTAAATGGGATAAAACACCTAGCAGTAAGAATGGTGGTCAAGTATTATACCAAACAAAAGAATTTGATATGGGATCTGCTGCAACAAATAAAAATTATAATACATTATATATTAATTATAAAGAAGGTGCTAATGTAAAGGTGCAAGCCTTTGGTACAAAGACAGATGCATCTGAAATAGCATTAACTGATGTTGGAACATTGTCCTCAGGTGGCTATAAAACCACGAAAATGGCCTTTCCTGCTACTTTTAAGAACTGTGTAGGGGTAGGTATAGCCCTAACTACAACAAACGCTACAAATGCGAATTTTGAAGTAAACGATATACAGATTGTATATAGGGAAAAACTAACACGATGAGTAGATTTTTTGGTAGACAAGGTAAAATTTTAAATGCTGTAGGTAGACAGAGCAATGTTGAGTTAGAAATAGAAGAAGTGAAACAACAATTTGCTACACCAACAGAACAAGAAACTGTAAGACCATCAAATACAGATGGAGTAGATGGTGATAAGAAAGTTGTAGTAGAAGGTAATCAAGAATTTTTATATGTAAAAGTAAATAATAGATGGAAAAAGACTGAACTACAGGAGGTAGAAATATAATGGCTACAGAAGCACAGAATATTATGCAGGCATTTAGAGCTGCAGATGAAAGAGAAAGAGTTAAAGAAGAAGGTAGAGTATTGTATGGTCCAATTACAGCAGTACAAGATGCAACAGCTGGAGTTTTAGGTGCACAAACTGCTATGAATATTGGAGAAACTTTTAGCAATATATTAGACCCTAGAAGTTTTAGTGAGATGGTAACGGATGAAAGAAAAAAGATTGAATCTGATTTTGATATGGAAGCATACCAACAAAGATTTGAACAAGATATGGAAAAAATATATGGAGCAACAGTAAAATTATTTACAGATAGATTAAGAGGAATGCTAGATGCTGGTATAGAAACAGCAGTTGATGTAGTTGATCCGTTAGGAAATAGATAATGATAATACCAAAAGATATTAGTTTTAGACAAAAATTATATGACCATATAAAGTTACGTGAAGGATATAAGAACGTAGTTTATTTAGATACATTAGGTAAACCTACTGGTGGTATAGGACATTTACTAACAAGTGAAGAGAAGAAAACATATCCTGTTGGTTGTCCTTTGAAAGAATCTGTTATAAAAGAATGGTATGATAATGATATACAAAAATCATTAGATGCTTGCAATGACCAATGTAAAATATTAAATATACATGATATAGATTTTAAGATTGCATTAACATCTGTAAACTTTCAACTTGGTACTAGTTGGTTTAGAAAGTTTCCATCAGCATGGAAAGCATTATGTCATAAAGAATATGATAAAGCAATAGATGAGATTATGTATGCTAATAAAGAAGAAGATAGATATTCACGTTGGTATAAACAAACACCAGTAAGAGTAAAAGATTTTGTAGAAGCAATAGAAAATATTAAGGAGAGTGAGTAATGCCACATAAAAAAAAGAAAAAAGGTTATGATTTAAAAAAATTGCCAACTAAAAAGTTTGTAGAAGAAGGAACTTTTTTTAAACAAGAAGTAGAATTATATGATTATGGATTAGGTACAGATATTAAAGGTAAACCTAAAACTCCTAGCATATTTTATCCTAGAGCTAAAAAGGTAAAAAATTTAAAAAAGGCAGGTACTAATGGCACAAGATAAAGAGAAATCAGTAGTACAAATAGCTGGAGAAAATGAAGCAATGGCTGCAGATAATGTTACTCCAGATCCAGATTATATAGCTGCAGTAAAAGCACAAGAAGCAGAAATGGATAGTACATTACAAGCTGAAAGAATAATAGCTTTAGAAGAAGCTGAAAATAATGCAGATCCTATACCTAATGATGATTTTATTAGACAGCTAGATAATATTAGAAGGCAAGCTAAAAGAAAAGAGTCTATGAAAGTTGCACAACGCATGACTATGTTAGACCATTTAGATTTATTAGATTTAAAATTAACAGATTTTGTTAAAGGCCCAGGTGTACAGGGTTTATTAAGACATATTAATGAGGAAGGAGAATAGTATGGGATTTGGAGGAGGTTACAACTCTAAAGTGCAAACTAATTTTATGGGGAATACATTATCTCCTAGATATAATAGTCCAGCTCCTACTGGTGGTGGATTTGTAATGGGAGCAGGTACTGGTAGCTCTTATGGTAGAGGTGGTATTGGAGAAACAACAGGTTTACAATTTAGAACAAGCGGAATACCAAACTTTGCTGCTATGGCTGCACCAGTTCCAGAAGGTCCTGGGTTAAGATTTGGTGCTAGATTAATGAATGCAGGTAATAAAGTAGGAAGTTTTTTAGGTGCTGTAAATCCTATATTAGGAGCTGTTGGAGCAATAGGTGGTATTATATCTAGTATAGGTGCAAGAAGAAGAGCAAGAAGAGAAAGACGTAGACGTAAAAGACGTGCAATTAAATCAGAAAATTTATTATTAGGTGCAGCAAGAAATGTTGTTAAAGATGTAGAGCAACAAAAGTTATTTACTGGTGAAGCATTTAATATATCACAAAGAGAAGGCGTAATGAATTTTGGACAGAGTATAAGAGATGCTCAGTCTATGATGGCTAATACTAATTTAAGAACTGGAACAGGTGAGCAAACTATTCGTGACATAAGAACTAGATTTGATATGCAACAAGATGCTGCTCAGTTAGGATTAGATCAAGGCATGTATCAATTAGGCCAACAAAAAGAGTCTAGACTAAGAGATATTCAAGGTAATTTATTAGAATTGAGTGCTTATAGTGGTAGAAATATTAATGTATTAGATATGATGGGGAGTTAGAAATGTCTTATAATAGTGAAGTAATAGCTGCATTAGCACAACTAGCAACAGCAACAGGTGCATTAGCAGATAAAACTGGTGAAGATAAAGATGAAGCAAAAGCATTAGCAAAAGAAATGATGTCTGCACAAGTAGCAGCTAAAATGCAAGCAAGTATGGCTGTATTTAATTCTGGATTAAAAATGCAAACAGAAATGACACAGAATAGTTTACTATCATTGAGTGAATTAAATAAAAAAATGATTGAGACTGGTACATTTAAAAGCGATGCTTTAGACACAGTAAGAGATGCAGAAGAGATAACTTACTTTGGTGGTACAGGATTGTTTAGTGGTGGTACACCAGGTGCTATACGTAGAGATTTTAAAGATTTTGTAGATGCAAATGATGA